CAGAGAATGCGCAATCATTAGAGGTTTACAGTGATGGCCAGGCATAGCGCCGAAGAACGGGCCGCGAGTTTTTATCGGGCGCGCAAGCAATCGACCTCACCGCCCAGGGGAATGACTGCGCCGGCGCGTAGGCTGTGGCGCGAGATTGTTGGTTCGAAGGCGCCCGACTACTTCGACCAAGGTTCGCTGCCGTTGCTGAGGATTTATTGCGATGCTGTCTGCGGTGCCAATCGACTGGCGGCGGGTTTGGGAGGGTTGGAGCCGGGATCGGCTGAGGCGGCGCGCGCTGTGACGAGTTGGAAAATGATGACGGCTGCGGCACTCGCGAGCGCGAAGTCCCTGCGGCTGACGACGCAAAACGCCGTGCATACGCAGAGTGCCAGGATTACCGAGCGCGGCGTCGTCTCGAATATCGATGAGCGATTGCTCGGCGGGCGGGAAGCGGCGCACTGATGATCGAAATCCTGTTTTGGGTGTTGCTGATCCTGTGGATTGTGCTGCGGCCGTGGCCCGGCACGCCATGGGCCGCGTGGCCATGGCCCGATTACGTCATCCAGTTTTTGCTGTTCGTTTGCCTCGGGCTGGCGGTGTTCGGGTTTGGCGTTCACCCGGTGCTGCGTTGAGCGAGTCCGACGAGGTCGGGGAATTTATCGAGCGATTTCTGGTGGCGCCCGAGGGCGCCAGTGTCGGCGACCCGATCCGGCTGCGCGACTGGCAAAAGCAGATTCTGCGGACGATTTACGACACGCCGACGCGCCAGGCGATCGTCAGCATGGGGAGGAAGAACGGCAAGACCGCGCTGATCGCGATGCTGGTGCTGGCGCATTTGGTTGGGCCCAGGTGGAAGCGCAACGGGCACATTTTCTCCTCCGCGCAATCGCGCGACCAGGCCGCCATCGTGTTCGGGTTGGCGGCAAAGATGGTCCGGATGTCGCCCGTGCTGAGCGACCCCAACGTCGTGGTGGTCCGCGACAGTGCGAAGGAGCTTTACTCGCCACGAACGGGCATGCGGTACAAGGCGCTCAGCGCCGAGGCCTCGACCGCGATGGGGATCAGCCCGGTCATGGTGGTGCATGACGAGCTCGGGCAAGTCAGGGGTGGCCAATCGGCGCTTTACGATGCGCTAGAGTCCTCCTTCGGCGCGCACGAGCAGCCGCTTTCGATCGTCATCTCGACGCAAGCGCCGACAGCTACCGATTTGTTGTCGCAGCTCATCGATTACGCTCGCACGGGGGCCGATCCGGCGACCAAGCTCATTCTTTATGCGGCCGACGAGACCATGGACATGGATGCGCCGGCGACCTGGGCGGCGGCCAACCCGGCGCTGGGAGATTTCCTCAACCTCGACGAGATCCGCGGGTTATGCGAGCGGGCGCAGCGGATCAGCGGGTTCGAGAGCGCCTTTCGCAACCTTCATCTCAATCAACGGGTATCGCCGGACGCGCAACTGTTCAGCCTCAACATCTGGCAGGCGAACGGCGAGCTGCCCGACATGGAAGCGTTCATGCGCGGCCCGGTCTATGGCGGATTGGACCTCTCGATGTGCCAGGATTTGACGAGCCTGGTGCTGGTCGCCGAACGGCCGGAAGGCATCTGGAATGTCTGGCCGCATTTCTGGACGCCGAGCGATACGATGCTCGAGCGCGGCCAACGGGATCGCCAACCCTATGAAATCTGGGCGCGGCAAGGGCTGCTGACTGCGGTTCCCGGCGTGACCATCGATTATGGCTTCGTGGCCCAGCGGCTCGGCGATATCTCAAGCAAATGCGATATCCGCCAGATCCGTTTTGATCGCTTCCACATCGATCAGTTGCGCTCGGCCATGTCTGCGGCCGGCGTGTCGGTGCCGCTCGAGAAGCACGGGCAAGGCTATGTCGATATGGCGCCGGCGCTAAATGCGGTGGAAACTGTTGCGCTACAACACAAATTACGGCATGGGATGCATCCGGTGCTAACGATGTGCGCGAGTAATGCCATCGTGACGATGGATCCGGCCGGCAATCGCAAGTTTGATAAGGCCAAAGCCTCCGGCCGGATCGACGGCATGGTGGCGCTGGCGATGGCGTGCCACGCCGCGGCGACCAATGCGCGGCCGGCCTTCAATCCGCGGGCGCTGATCGGATAATCGGATGAGCCTGGAAGCCGCTATGGAAGCCGTCAGGATGGCCGAGGACCGAGATGGCCATCCAGCGGGCTCCAGCGCGGTCCAGAAGCGATTTGTGACGGCGGCCAAGAGCCCGTCCGACGATCCGTTCGAATATGTGATGTCCGACGAGACCATCGACCGGATGGGCGATGTGATCGAGCAGGACGGCTGGCTGTTGGACAATTTCCAGAAAAACCCGGTGGCGCTGTTCGGGCATAACAGCTCGTTCCCGATCGGGACCTGGCGCGACGTCGCGGTGAAGGACGGCCGACTGATCGGGCGCCTCGAACTGATGCCGCCGGTCTCCGAACGGCTGCAAGAGATCCGCGCCGCGGTCGCCGCCGGCGTCCTGCGCGCGGTCTCGGTGGGGTTTCGTCCGAAGGAATACGAGGCGCTCGAGGGTTCGAAAGTCGGCGGCTTGCGATACACGCAAAGCGAGCTCGTAGAGTGTTCCCTTGTATCGGTTCCAGCTAATCCGAACGCCCTGGCAATCGCCCGGGCGCTCGATATCTCCCGCGACGGGCAAAGTCTGATTTTCAGCGGCGGGATTGCCGCGAATGGGCCGAGCTCGAGTCGGGAAACGAATGGCGGCGGGTTTGCCGAAAGCAACTCAACCCGAAAGCCAAACACGATGAATGTCAACGTAAGCGAAAGGATCCAGCTCTCGCAGGCTAGTGTCGTCGGCCTGCAGGATCAATTGAACCATCTCCTTACCCAGGACGAGCTTGACGACGCGGCAATCGAGGATCTCAACGGGAAGATCAACGCCGAACAGATTAGGCTGCGCAATCTCGAGCGCAGCGAGAAATTGCTCGGCAACGGTGCCGAACCGATCGGCCCCAAACCCGGGACTTCCCTCGTCCCGGTCCCCAACGGGATGAACGGGCCGCGTCCATTCGCGGTGCCGAAGAAAGAAGAGCAACCCGGCCATCTGATCATGCGGCTGATTGTGTGCAATGTGTTGTCGCATATCACCAAGCAGCCGCCCGATCGTATCATGCGCGAGCGCTACGGCGACGACGCCCTCACGCGCGCCATGCTCGAGCTCTATACGCAACGTGCCGCGACCGTCCCGGCGACCGCGACGCAGGCGGGTTGGGCCGCCGAGTTGTTTCAAATCCAGTACGGCGAGTTTTTCGACGCGCTGCTGCCTGAGTCGGTTTATACGCCGCTGACCGCCCGCGGCCTGCGCGCCACCTTGGGGCGCTTCGGCCAGTTGAACATGCCGACGCGGGCATTGACCCCGACGATCTCCGGGTCGTTCGTCGCCGAAGGGGCACCGATACCGGTTCGCCAGGGGCAATTCTCGATCGTCACTATCGGCCTGAAGAAAATGGCGGTCCTCACCTCGTACACGCGGGAGATGGCCGAGCACTCGACGCCGATGATCGAGATGCTGCTGCGGCAGCAGATCCAGGATGACACGAGCATCGCGGTCGATTCGGTGCTGGTGGACGCCAATGTGGCGACCGCGGTGCGACCACCCGGCTTGCGCAGCTACGTTGCCGGCCTGACGCCGACCGCGGGCGGCGGGTTCAACGCGCTCGTCGCCGATATCAAACAACTGATCGGGGCTCTGGCCGCGATCAACTCGATGCGGCGGCTGACGTGGATCATGCACCCCTCGCAAAAGGTGTCGATTGCGTTCGCACAAACTTCGCTGGGAACCTTTCCGTTCGCCGCCGAAATCGAGGACAACATGCTCGCCGGCTATCCGGTGATCGTGTCGTCGACAGTGCCGCTCGCTACGGTGATGCTCGTCGACGCCGCCGATTTCGTGAGCCTGTCGGGCGACGACCCGCGGTTTGAGGTGTCGGACCAGGCGACGCTCCATATGGAGGACACGACTCCGTTGGCGATCGGCACGCCGGGAACGCCCCCTACCGTCGCCGCGCCGACGCGCTCGATGTTCCAGACGGACTCACTCGCGCTCAGAATGATCCTGCCGATGAATTGGATCATGCGGCGCCCGGTGATCAGTTGGGTGGCCGCGGTCACTTGGTAGGTTTCAACTGGCACAAGCCGGCGCTCGATATGGTCCGCCGGCTCGTGACCAAACAGGACGAAAAGGAGGTTCAAATTGTCGGAATCCCACCAAGCATCCGTCGCGCGTTTGGCCGTCTATCGCGAGCTCAGCGCGGAAGCGGCGGCGGTGATGGACCAGAGCCACCCGACGCCGACCCAGGAAGAAAACGATGCTGCGATGATGGGGATCGCCCATCCCGACGAACAGGCTGCTGATCACGGCCCGGTGATGATGCCGCTGCACGAGCAATATGCGCGGCTGGCCGCAGCTGCCGAACCGAAGCGGCGGGCCGGGCCGCCTGCGGCTCACCACGCGGCGCCCGCCCCTCGACCGCCCGCTGTGTCCGCTGCACCCGACAAAAAGTAAGTGGCGCCGCCGCCCGCTCTGTCGCGGCTCGGCCGCTCGCTCGCGCGGGTGTTCAGCCCGCGCGGTCAGAAGGCGTCGGCGGGGGGAAATTATTGGCTGCCGATATCGGGCGGCTGGCTGCCGCCCGACGCGCCGTGGAATTTTTTCCAGCTCGGGTGGGATCCGCTCCCGATGGGGCAAGGCTCCATCGTCTCGGCCTGTGTTGCGGCCTATGCGCAAACGACCGCAATGTGTCCCGGCACGCATTGGCGCGGGCTCGCTAACAACGGACGGATACGCGTCGCCAATTCCGATCTGTCGCGGATCTTGAAGCGCCCCAACAGCTATCAATCGACGTCCGACTTTTTTCTGAACCTGACGACATCGCTCTACCAGTACGGCAACGCATACGCGTTGGCGGTGCGTAACAATCGCTATGAGATCGCAGAAGTCCACCTGATGGATTCGCGGATATCTCAGCCGCGCGTCGCGGTCGACGGGACCGTGTTCTATGCGCTCGCAGGCAATCCGATCATTGAGAAGCAGATCCCGGCCGAAATCCTCACCGCCATGCCGGCGCGCGATGTGATGCACCTCAAATTGCACCTCAACCCCGCCAACCGGCTCCTCGGTGAATCGCCGCTGGTCGCGGCGATGCTCGATATCGCGGCATCTGACGCGCTGGTCCGCCAGGCATTGACGTTTGTGCAAAACCAGGGGCGGCCATCGGGCATCATCTATTCGGACGCCCAGCTAAACGAGGATCAAGTTCGCGCGCTTCGGGCGCGGTGGGATGAAATGACCCGAGGACCCGCCGCCGGCAATACGGTGATGCTGAGCGGCGGGTTGAAGTGGGAACCAACAACCGGGAGCTCGCGCGACGAGCAGATCGCCGAATTGTTGCAAATTTCCGATCAGCGCATCGCGACTGCTTTCCGCATGCCGCTCGCGCTGCTGTCGCTGGCCACCGGCCAAGTCCCGAGCGGCAGCACCGAGAATCTGATGCGGTTCTGGATCTCGACCGGCCTCGGGTTCGCCCTCAACCACATCGAGGATGCGATGTCGCGGTTCTTCGCGTTGAGCGGCTGGCCCGACGATTACCTCGAGCTCGATACCGAGGCGCTCGAACGCAGCCAACTGAAAGACCGTATCGATGCGCTGGCACGCGGCGTTCAGGGTGGGATCTACTCGCCGAATGAGGCACGGGCGAAAGAGGATCTGCCCGCCGCCGAGGACGGCAACGAGCCGCGGGTCCAGCAGCAGGTTGTCCCGTTGAGCGCATGGGACAAGGCTCCGGCCGCGCCGCCGGCCGCGCCGCCGGCCGCGCCGCCGGCCCCGGCTGCATCGCCGGCGCCGACATCGCAGGAAAGCAATGCAGCATTCGGCGCCGCGATCACCGCGGCCGCGGATCGATATGGACAGCGCGACGCTGCATGACGGCTGGGCCGACGCGCTTGGCCAAACGCTGGCTCGCGAGCGCGCCGCCTGGCAACGCGAGAGGGAGCTCGCCGTCGCCGAGCATGGGCGGCAAATAGCCGAGATCCGCGCCGAAGCCGCCCAGGCAATTCTGCGGTTCTCGGAGTTGGTGAGCGAGCGGCTGGCAAGCCTGAAGGATGGGCGCGACGGTGAGCCTGGGCCTCCGGGCGCACCGGCGGATATGCAGGCGCTTATCGAGGCACAGAATGCTTGGCAGCGCGAGCGCGACGCGGTGGCGGCCGAGCACGAGGCAATGTTCGCCAAGATCGATGTGTTGAGCAACACGCTCCACGCGCGTCTCCAAGAGCTGCGTGACGGTAAGGATGGCGAACGGGGAGATCCGGGGCCGGCCGGGCAAGACGGCCTACCAGGCGCCCCCGGCGCGCTTCCTGTGGTGCGTCTATGGGATGATGGCGTCCATTATCAGGGCGATGTCGTCGCGCACCGCGGCTCGACCTGGCAGGCGCAGCGCGACACCGCCCGCGAGCCGCCCGGCAATGATTGGATCATGCTTGCCGCCGCGGGTCGCGATGCGGCCGAAGGCGAAGTGTGCGGGCAATACCAGGCCGGGCATGCTTATCGCAAATTCGACCTCGTCTGCCATGACGGCTGCGAGTGGCGCGCGCGATGCGACGGCCCGGGTCCGCTTCCCGGTGTAGGCTGGGCACTCAGCGCCGTGCAGGGCAAGCGCGGCGGCAAGGGCGAGCATGGCGAGCGCGGATTGCGCGGCGAAAAGGGCGATGCGGGCGAACCAGCGGCGACCATCTGTGATTGGATCGTCGAAGACTATCGCGCGACGCCGCTATTGAATGACGGCAGCCTCGGGCCAGCCCTCGATATGCGCCAATTCTTCGAGCTCTATCACCGCGAGGCGGCGTGACCGCGCCGGCTACCATCGTGGTCACGCCCGCGGTCACGCGTGACCTGGTGCTGTTGGCTGACGTGCGCGAGCAGCTGCAGATCAAGAGCAACGACACTGCGCAAGATGCATGGATCGGCAAAGTGATCTCGCGCACCTCGTTGCTTGCCGAGCGATATTGCAACAGGATCTTTGCCCAGCAGGGCTATCAAGACATTTTCGGAGTGGTCAACGGGCAGCA